AAGTCACCGAAAATATATTTTCAAGTGAACGCTTAACAACTTGCACCCAAATGAGAGAATAAAAAATTCCTTCGAACGCGTACGCGATCGAATTGAAAAAAGTTCTCTAAAAGGGAAAAATCGCGCACACTTACCTGCTTAATACAGGACCACTAGGTGCTTAGTGGTAGCTCTACAAATCCCTGTAGAGCAAGGGGGCTCCTAAGAAGAAGAAACAAGTAAAGTCTTCTCCAACTGAGGAGTACAAATGGAAAGTACGGGTTCCATTACTTCCAATGGAAAATTGTTGCAAATTGGGGTCCAATCCCAACGCATCCGTACTTGCCGCGAAGTTGAGGTTTGTTCGAGCATGAGAGAACCTTTTATTAAAATAATAAGGTAACTCGAACAACACAGTTTTCATATCCACGGCAGCGCCTCTTTCACCATAATCCAATAAAATGGAGTTGGGAATGGAAGAACGAGGCGTGACGGTAATTACCGATTCCGTCGGGACAGTATGTGCTATGACTTTCCTTCGCATAGAACCTCGCCATCCAACATACATTGCCATGACATATTCTTGGATAGGAGTGCGAGAAGACGTAACATCTAAACGCCCTGGTGCTGCAGTTTGAGAAATACTAGTAAACACTCGGACGAGTGTATACCTTCTCAACAGTGCCCTAAGAGAGGGAATCACCTCTCCGAAGAACACCAAGTTGGTGGCATCAGACATCACTATTGATTGATCACCGATAGGCTCAATGGCTGCGCCGCCAATGGGGGCATTATCCTGAGCATCGGTGTCAACTTCTATCACACTCTGTGGCTCCACAGCCGAATTGGTACTTCGGAAAGTAATGCCATCTAAGGCCAATCTGGCAGTAGGAACAGCAAATTCCATATCTGGGCCTCCTCTCTGAAACATATTAATACTGACTGGGTTTGCTAAAGAGGGATCAGGAGATGTGAGAGGAGTTAAGACCTCAACACGAATTTGCCCATTACAACGGGAAGGATCGCAGGCCAATCCAGTTCCAGCTCCTTTGGGGAAAGTGGTAGTTCCTATTTGTGGACTTTCTAGTTTCAAGAAAGGCTCACGAGCATGCCATTGGATGGGTATCTCAAAGTCACGAGTATTCTCGAGATCAATAATTCGAGAATACACTTCGTTCAAAGCTCCACTGGCAACAGGACCAACTGGATCATAAGAAATACGAAGTTTGCCTCGATGCAAGGCAGAGGCAACTATTTGAAATCGAAAAATTAAGGTTCCCCTCCAGTAATCAAAGAGAATTGCGCAAGCGCAACTGGGGGTTACCATTGATCGAAATGGTGTAACACCACTATCAGTTTCAAAATAGGTAGGCGTAACATTTAGAGACATTAAAGTGGTACCAGCGACTTGCGCTTCTGTCCAATCCACTTTATCAAAGAAAGATTCACGAGCCACAATTGATGCAATGGACATCTCATCAATCGGTGCCAATCCTACTGTTCTAGGATCTATTGTCAATTCACCTTTAACATCAGCACCCAATCGCATGACTGGGTCAAAAGTATTGGTGGTAGACAATTCACCCATACATCTTTCCTTGTATATTTCGCTGTTGGTTATAACTTGGGGTCTAGAAAATCCAAAAATTTTCGCAATAGTACCAATGCCTTTGGCAGTTAATTCGGTAGCCTTGGCATAGGGAGCAAAAATTGGAATATCAGACATCCAAGAGGACGCTTTGGCAACAGCGCTTGCAGCTGTGGAAATAGGTGCTTCAGAAAATTCAGACTGACCAACCCAACTTCCATAATTTGCAGCTGTGGGGGTACAAATGAGAGCATCTTCCATCCATACATAAATCCTAATATTACAGGTTCCAGAGGAAGAATTTGCATGTCTCAATTGATTCATCGAGTGAAGGTATAATCTGCCCATATCAGAAACCGAAGAGGTATTCGTCAAATCGAGAAAGTTCTCAGGACAGAAGAAGGGTAGTGTCATCTCACCACCCTCACTCAATGTGGGATCGAGGAAAATGTGGGGCATTTGTGTCAATTGCATCCTACGGCACTCCGATAAAGGAGAAGCCGCAGGATGCATAGATCGCGATGCCCGTGGTTCATAAGAAAGAATGAACCTGCCAAAGAGCAAAGGATTACCAGTAATTACTGCGCGGACTTTCAAATGACCACGCAGATGACGAAATCCTTCGATCCTACGTCTGACAAGAGGATCACTGACGAAAGAGGTCCAGGGATCAAGTGCAATAGCGAGCATGTTACCTAATGCCACATTTTGTTCAAGGATCTCCACTGGCCGATTCAAAAAAGAACCCAGTGGTGTATCAGTAGACTCGCCGGTTTTATACGTTGATTCCAATTCACTAATCATGTGAACTCCGGCAGGGGAATCAGCGTGGGAAAAGGTTAAGGTTCCCACCTTTTGAGTTTGATCGGACTCCTCCGTTATATTAAATAATTTTACGTTTTCAGCAGTATTCTATGTACAGAAATGAGACAATACTAGTTCACAATTCCGGTTTCCTAATTATGTAATCGCAACACAAGCCTAACCCCACTTCGCAAGAAGGTTCGAAGGGGGCTGGTATCCAATATGTAAACGTCCTATTTTGGTTTATCCAATATTGTACGGTAGGACCCGCACAGAGGGATGCCATTTTACGCCAGACCCAAGGCGAAACGAGCGCTTTACACGTAGCGCTCAGACGTTTTCGCAATCATGGTGGAATGGTCGATCGTGATCTCCTTACTCAAATGAATAATGCAGTGCTTGGACAGAATACCCTTCATCTGTTCTCTGCGTTTCTCGTAGTGTTCTCGACCATAAAATGCCCATTCCCGAAGAGCGCCATCAACATTGACGGCAGCAGCTTCCTCAGGAGAAAGGGATTTAGAATGTAAGACACTAAGCAAAGATTTCCAAATTGAGGCTTCATGCAATTTTCCCACACGAAATGGAAGTCCATGGACTACGGCTGAATACCGCTGCAAAAAGACCAAGTCCTTTAGAGGGACAAAAGGCTTAGCTGCAGCATCTTTGATTCCAGGAGTAATCTTTAGCCCATACGTGGCAAGATACTTTTGCAAGGTGATAAAGTTGAAATTGCGTCTCCAAAAAGAAACAGTGTTAATAAAATCATCACCGTAATTAGCATGAGAAACATAAGTACGAAAATCACCGACCTTAGAATTGGGATAAATTGAGTAGAAAGCACATCTATTCATCAGGCTATTATCCAAGCTATTGACGTTCACTGTGGCTGGAATACCAGAAGGTGTGGACCCGTCAAGAGCATACACGTATCCATTGTAGCTAACAAGCGGACGCAAGACACATGCAGGAATGAATTGCATAACTACAAGATCTTCAGCAGTATAACTGCCCAAAGATGCAATCTCAATCATAATCCGATAAGAAGCTCCACTTATATCAGGAGATTTTCTCAGATCATATTTACTGTGATCGCCATCGAAGGCGCGCTGAAAACGCTCGAGGTGTTGCATGAGCTCCTCCCAATCGGGGGAGAGACAATTAATACCTACGGCGCACTCACTTGCAGATGTGCACATCTGTAGCACTCTAAAAACGGGGGTATAATACTTTCGAATAATAAGAGTGCAGCAGATTTCTCCAACCATATAAAGTCTGACTTTGTCCTTAGTCACCAATGTGGGCTCGTCTTTCGGACAGCCCATAAACAACCAAGGTACACGCATGCCAGCCTTCAATTTGACAAGTTGGATATCAACCTGATCCCAAACTTCTTTGAGAAACTGCTTTCTTTCTTCACCCAAATCACTGATATAGGTGGTGATCCAGTTTTTCTTACCTCCTGAGAAATTAATTCCCATCGAGGAATTCCAGTTAATAGCGTCAATGTGGCGCAAACCACTAATTCCGTTCAAAACTTCATCCCAGGACAAAGGTTTCAAGTCTTTGAGAAGATACTTGGGCAAATTGCGAAAAGCAGACAGATAGTCCTGGACAGCCCACTCCAAATGTTGTTGGGGCAATCCTGGTGAAGTCTGGAAGGCGAACGCTGCAGATTTAGGCCACATAGATCTACCAAATTTCGGCTTGTCAAATTCCAATCCCGGAGGAGCCAAGAGAGCAATATCTTGAGCTATGATCGTAGGACGGACCGAACTTTTGTAAAAGGCTTTAGTTCCACGCTCCCCCATAAATACGGCACCTTGATTGGTGACATAGGTTTCGGGATCATGTTGCTTAAGCCACTCCACTTGATCAGTCATGTAGCCATTGGGTTCATCATCCGCCACAGCAAAAGAGGGATATCCATTTACTGGTGGATTCCACTCTTCAGGGTGAGATGCACTTAACAATGTGTGAGGTTTAGCCATGACGATCTTCAAGAACGCCTCTATTTGCCTATGACTGGGCAAGTAAGAAACACCTCGGTTCAGATCAACCTTGCGACCACCGAAATGGACTCCTAAGATGGTGGGATTCGCACCCAAAGAACAATAAACGCCACCGCACAATCCAACATAAGTGGGTGTAGGCCACTTCCAGTCGAGCACGATATTGTTATTCACATCAGCAGTCACGATGCCATCCATCTCTGGACGATCAGCAATGAGTCCCATCTCATCCTTATGGAAGAACTTGGCGCGAACTGCTACAGGATTGACATTGAAATACGGAATCAAATTACGCTTGCTACGAAAACTGACATAGACAAATGCCATATCCGACTGATTCCCACACAAAACGCAATTCTCAGGGCCAACAACGACAATCTTAGAAGAAGAAGGACTGGTATTGTCCATGATCTTCCAAAAAGTCGTGTCCCTAGGAACTGCATGAGCGGGAATAAGAGCACAATCTGTCTGAAACCAAAAGATATCTGAAAAGAAGATCCAATCTTCCTTCGGTTTGACAAACAGCATAGACAAATTCTTTTTGCACAATCCGTGCAATTGGGAATCTGTCATAGTCCGATTATCCACGGACATGTACTTTTCGACTACGGTATTCATCCACACATCTTTGGTATTATTTTTCGCAATCAATTCTTCCTCGGATAAACCCATGAAATTTTGGTGTTCAATGGGAGAAAAATCTTGAGGTACCCGCAATTCTTTTTCAGGGAGGGAAGCGGTAAAATCGACAGGGGATGGTAATTCCAAAGATTCAGAAGGAGTAGAATTGCTCACATAAAGAGAGCGGATCATGATAGCAGCAGTGCCAGCAATAAATCCCAAACCTATCACTTCCAAGAGTGCTTTGATGTAGGGGTTGTACTTGTCGCGATGGGCCTCAGCCACATCAGAAATTGCAGTTCTACGATCAGAAAGAGTTTGATAAGCGGACTGCCTCAAAAGAAGCGAATAACCAGATGCCCAAAACCACATGGTAAAACCAGTTGTGATTAGCATCATATGGTAAGAACCGCTAAAACAACATCTCTGGAGCAAGCCAAGGCCAAACAAGAAAAGGCCTCTCGCTCCATACGTATGTGCAAGCTTTATACGACGACAAAGTTTAACGTCCTGCAGTACAGGGGCAAGACGACGGACAAATCCTGTATCCCAAAGATTGTCGGGTAGCCAATACCACCACTGAAGAAAATCCTCAGTGCTGATATGATCGACTAAAGTGGAGACAACCGAATCGATGGCTTTCTCCCACCCCAACAGGCGTCCTAACCAGGTCCCAATAAAGGGAAATTCTCCCAATCTCTCAATAGTAGCTTTGCGGGCGCTCTTCCAAAAGGAAGCTGCGATCCAGTCAGCGACTAAAGAGGCTGATTGCTGTTCAACTTCTTCCTCATGCGGAGGAAGCCGTTCAGGCATCGGGAGATCATCATGGACAGTGCCATGCCCGCAGGCAGCAATAATTTCCATAGCTGATGGGTTAGGTCTAGGTGGTGGTCGACCTCCGCGGCCTCGTCCACGTCCTCGCTGATGACCACGGCCAAAAGCACGCGATCGAACTCGATTCAACATGCGATCCGTAGACGAACTAGAAGACGAATCTCCTTGCTCAGAGGACGAAGACGAAGAATGAATCTGATAGTTAGGATCCGGGGGGGAAACAACTTCAACTTCATCCTTCATTTTCCCGCAGCGGCAAGTAACGCGGTTGCATTCTTTGCACATAATATACGTAGCTTTGTTAATGCGAGAGAGGTGTTTCTCCTGCTGGGCATCGTGCTGTGCCATAATGAGTTCCATGTAGTACAAGAAATCTCTGGCATTCAATTGGTCCAAAACCACTGTTTCACCAGTGGAAGGGTCTTCGAATCGCTTAGGCACATAACCCGCCTTTACAGACGTATTTATCGTGAAGAGATGAACATCATTGAGCTGGTTGTTACCAACCCATACATGTTTAGGATTCTCTTCAAAAACTGCGGTATCAATCCCACCAACCGAATTACGATACTCTGAACGCACAACTACATCGACCAAGATAATTCTGCGTCGAACTGAGTCCGGATCGACAGAAATAGCCTCGATGTGCATATGTCGGTTATTGGTGGAACCAATCACCATTTTTAAGTCTGGCATGACTTTCCCTTTTGATTCAACTTCAGCTTTGTTAGCAACAAAGGGAATATTGTTGCACGCTTGAAGGGCAGCGGCGATGCCCATTGAAGGGTCATACGCCAATGGTCTATTAGCTACGTCATCAAAAATCAGAACAAGAGTTGCATTTGTCACTTGAGAGTGATACTTATCATCAGGGGTAATTGAGCCTACAAGAGCAGGTTCATACTTGATATTCAACATTGCCATTCTAATTTTAATGAGAGCATTCATGAGACCACTTTTTCCGCAGCCAGGAGCGCCATGAAGAATGATTCCTACAGGTTGAGGAACCAATTCTCCGGCGCGTCGCCCTAGAGCCAATTCAAATCGCCATTTGTTGAGCAAACACAAACGGTCGGAAAAGATTTTCCGTTGATAAGAACCTCCAGGCGCAGTAGTGCACGCAACAGTGTACGCGCGGACAGCTAAGTCCATCTCTCCCATTAGCTCACCCCAACAGCCACCATTTTTGACAAAGTCACCAGTGACGACTGCGGGCATCTTATTACGAATATTTTCATACATTGTGTCTAAACGTGCAGACATTGTCTTTTCGTAAAAGAAAGGAAGAAGATTTCCCGCCTCCCAAGAGGCGATGACGCTTTCAACAAAATAGTTGAGGGCCATAGCTATACCATCAATGATGGAACCTACATCGGCAAAATGATCAAGAGCAGTCAAACGAAAGATCCTAATCGAATTAATGTGGAGGTCAGTCCACGATGTGGGAGCAAATCCCAAAACAATTGCTATCGACAAAAGATTGCCAACATGCTTGAAAATGGGTGCATCATAACTCTGGCGCCAATTATCCATACAATAGCGGAAAGAATGAAGAAATCCACCACTCTCTTTTGAAAGAGCTTTGGTGGAAATGTCAATACTTTCTTGAATTTCTGGATCTTTTGAGCGCATGGTTCCTGTAAACAGAGAACCAAGGGAAGATTGATAGCTTCGAAAAGCCTCGGGAACATCTTCAGAGCCTTGAGGCTCTACTCCGCTCAAGAACTGGTTGAACATGCGTTGAAGCCAATTGGGAGAAGGGGTTTCGCGAAAAGGCGAACGATTGGATTTTAAATCAGCGAGAGGTGAAGCAGGTGGATGGAAAGAATCCAAAGGCTTACGAGAAACCACAAGACCGTACTCATTACGCAAAATAAGTGCGGGATAAAGGTTAAAACCTCGCTTTTGAAGAACGTAAGACTGTATGTAAAGTGCATACTCTCCGTCTTCCCAGGACCATACGTGACCAAGAATGGTCTCCTCTACGATCTGTAAAATCCAATTTTGTTCGTACAAATTCTTTGCCACAGTTTGCGAACGAATACAAAACTGCGGGTCGGCCACGAACTGGCCGAAAAGTGTCTCCAAGCTCTTATAGCGAGGAGGCTGACGCGGGACATTCTCAGAATGTCCAACCAACGCCGGAGGATAGCAATAATCCTCCTTAGTTGGCGTGAAGGTGATCATTTCTTCGTCACCAAGTTCAAGTAACGCGGCATCGAGTGCCGCATCAATTAAAATGCTTTCTGAATACAAAGCGGAATAATCATTAAAACCATCGCTAGCATCAGTGTCGTATTGTAAACGACTGGTGAGAAGTTCAGGAACTTCAGAGATGGGAAGAAGAGGGCCGTATCCAAGACTGCGCCCTTTCTCCCCATCGGTTGACATTTGATTAGCTGATTTCATGATGGGATGACTGTAAATTGAGATATTATTAAATGAGATTAGTAATTTTGTCAATTTAGGTAAACTTGAAAGAGATAATTGTGTCGGTGGGGGGTAATCTTTTAAACAGTTGATTTTCTGTAGTACTCCGTCTTCACGGGTGCACAGGCTGGACCGCGCACGCCCCTTTGCTTTATTCGAACCAAGTTGTTTCTTGGTCGTGTGTCCAATCAATAAACCACACTGTTGTATGTCGAAACCTCACTTGAGGTCCGCTTCCAAATATTTTAAACTGATATTTTGAAAAATAGTAACTTATAGAGACGAATAATCGAAGTGGTTAATTCCGAAAATAAATTCTCTTTTAGAACGCTAAAATTTAACTTTTACGCAGATAAATGGGATTGGTATTTGGCAGGTTTTGAAAACTGATATATAACAAATAAATTTTTATAACCAAATAAATTTAATAAAGACTCCAGAAGAGCCTACAAATTAATATAAAACAAATATATATAAACCCAAGAAGGGTTAAAATATAGAATAAATACAAAATAAATAAGCCAATTAAGGCTTCTTCTCTACCAATAGTATATATGTACAATCTCTCAATGAGGAGAGACGGTAGAGGAAAAGATAAATTGTAGTCAAATTGCGCCCGTAAGGGCCGCAGTGAAATTACGAAAAATCTGAAACGAGATCGGACGATTAAGTCCGACTCGCTCATAATTCTCGAAATTAAACTCGCTAGTACTCC